ACCATAGCCTGTACTGAGGTAATCGCCAAGGTCTGCTTAGAAACTACTGCTGTGATACTCGTGTACTCCGTAAGTTGAGCAGAGGTTAAGTGATAATACTCATCCACAGTACCGCCTTGTAGGCCACCTAAGTCGCCGTGGTTAGATGCGACACCGGGTGAAAAGACTGTATCAAAGGCACTCTCGATATCTGTGAAGGTTGCTTCACTTTTCTTGATGATAATTTTGGAACAAAGAATTGCATGGAGGCCTGTAATCTGTAAAGGAAGCGAGGCAGGAGTAGTAGCAGTCTCAGCTTCATTAAGGGTGTATGTGTCTGTTCCGTAGACAACCAGAGTTTCTCCGTCGATTGTCTTGTAAACCCAGTGAACCCCGTATTGGTTGTTAGATAGGGTAGCTAAAGTACCAGAGCCATCGTCATACTGTGTGTTATCAATGGTGGCCTGTGAGGTTACTTCGGTAAAGCCCCCCGATCCATCACTATAGAAGTACGAGAACCTGTCTGCTCCAGAAGAATCAAAAGCGGCTAAAGAGTACGTTGTAAGAGCCAGCCAGACTACCCCCGCCGTAAGTGAGATATTTCTTGTTCCTGTCTCAGCAGTTACTAAGCCTGATTGTCGAGTAACCCCATTAACAAGAGCAAGGCGTCTAGCAAGTTTCTGCCCTACCTGCCCCGGAGGCACATTGACGTTAGAAAGGTGCAAGGAATTACCATCTCTGTAAGCAACGCCTACAATGACATTCTGGTACACATCTGCTAAAGGCGTTGGAGATTGAATCCACTGAGGCGTTCCTGCGTTATAGCTCGCGTACAAGAAGTTAGCAGCGCCATCAACGACAGAGACAGAGACCCCCGCAATACTAGCAAACATTATCTGGGCATTGGGGGCATTTGCGTTTCTAACAAAGAACCTAGCAGCAGAACAGTAGACTAGTCCGGGGCCAACAGAGGACATATCTCCACCTGTAATAATACCCGTAGTTCCTGTATCGTTTATATAGTCTTGGAGTCTCTTGTCCCCAGAGTTCAGGGAAGAAACATGCACCCAAGTCGGGTCTATGCTTGTTATATCGTCTCTAAGAGTAGCACTGACTACGGCAATCTTGGATACATTGGCAGCAATTTCTACCGTATTAACAGAGATATGACTTTGAAGCACAGCAGAGACTGAGGCAATCTCAGAGTCTACATAGGCAGAGGTAGCAAAGGAAGAGCTTTCCAGAGCACTTACACGCTCCTCTAGGGATGCATAAACAGCAATTGCAGCATCGTATGCAATGTTACTCACAGAGGCCAAAGCAGTACTGGCAATGTCTTGGGCTACAGCAGAGGCAGTAATACGGGCTGCATCAGAACCAGCAATAGAGCCCTGTGCTTTAGCAATGTCAGAAACTTGGGCAACTATAGTACTGTATTGGACTCTCTTGGTATTAACACCCTGCTTAATGACAAATTCATTGTTCTGCCCTATGGATGTAACAAGAGTGAGTTCTGATACTTTTCTACCCATTAGGTACCTGCCACATCTGTTGATACTTGAGCATAAATTGGGGAGTCCCCTTGCATATCAATGCCTTCCCAGATAATATCTTGGCCATCTTCTGTAGCAAGAAACACATTGTTATTCTCCTGTTCACTGACATCTGGGTGTGCCCACTTCAAGGCAATCGCCTCGGTTAATTTCTTTGCAGGGTAGTTCTGCGGGTGGTTAACGATACTGTACTGTCCATCAGACTCTCTACGATGAACCATGTACCCGGTTCCGGGTTCTTTTACTGCAAGTCTCCAAGGGAGCTTTCTGCCAGATCTATCGCAGATGAATACTGCGTTTTTACCAGTGGGGTGCTTCCTCTTTGCCATACTGAAGAGTATACCATGACTAGCTTGTTGCAGAAACTGCGTATGGGCGTAGGCTCACTGTACTGGGGCCTAGCTCTGGTTGGTAGGGGGCAATAGAGGCTGGGGCTGTGTCTGGTCTAGACCATCTAAGGGCAATATTCTCGGTAAGGTCTGCTGTCTTGTTTTGTGGGTGATGCACAGCGTTCCACTTGCCATCAGATTCTGTCCAGTGAACAAAGTAATTTGTCCCCGGTTCTCTAACCATTTCCTTGTATTTGAACTTGAATCCAGATCGCTCAGAGATAGCTTTGGACCTTTTCCCTCTGGCCCACCTAGACATTAGCTATACCCGTGTGTAATAATCCAGTCCACACGCTCCTTGTCCTCTTCTCTAGCCTCCATGAAAAGCTTCTCAAAGAGAGTAAAGAGGGTAGTCCTGTAGTCTGCCTCAATACCTCTACGATCAAAGGACATCTTGTAAGCAAGGCCTACGATAATAGCGGGGATATACCGAGGGTGTACGTCTAGTTCTTGCTGGAAGTTTACTAGCCTCTGAGGGCGAATAGCAGCATAGAATTTAAAGGTATCGTTCTGATTAGGTACTGGGTAGATAAAGGCATTCACACTATTCAGTGTTTGCTCAATCATGAATTGGGACGGCTTGCCCCGAGAGTACTTGTTAGGAATATTGAAGTAATCGTAGCGATTTACTTGGTTTAGTGCATAGTCTGTAGAGGTTCCGCCAACGGTAGTGGACCAACCAATCACAGCATCATAGACAGCTGCTACAGAAGGACCGAGGTCGTAGACAGCCACTGAAGAGCTAACTGGAACGGATTTCTGCTTGATACGAGAAAGGGGATGATCCGGGTTTGACATCTCCCATAGAAGTTCGTTAAGTGCATCTAGTGCGTCCTCCAAATCGGTACCTGACATAGGTTCGCCACCAGCCTTCTTCGAGGCTCTCTTGATGACGTAATCCGCTGTGCGATCCGCTGTGAAATTGCCAGAAGTTGCCATGTTACTCCCTAACCGTTACGCGTTACTAGGTGTACTTGGCCTCCACGGGCATTCACTAATTTCTTAACTCTAATGTATGGGTAGTTAACATCAAGGACATTAAGAACACCTGAGCCAGCTGCAAAGGGTGCAACGCAGACCGTTGTAGTCCCATTCTCATCCAGAGCAGCTTCTAGAGCCAGATCCCCCGCTGCCGTAGCAACAGAAGACACAAAGAAAGTTAGTATCGAATCAGATTCGTAATTGTAGTTTGTCTTAACCCAGCTACCATTAGCAGCAGCCGAAGTAGCGACATCAAATATTTTTTGTACAGGCATAGTTTTCTCCTTCTAGTAAAAAGGGGGATACCCTAGGTATGAGTACCCCCCTTGATATTACTATGGACCTAAGGCTTAAGCGCCTGCGGAACCATACCATCTACGCCAATCGGACCAGCCGAAGCTATACCGTTCGCGCGCTTTGTACTTACCATTACCAGTGTCGAAGTCGCCTTCGTCAGCGGTAGACAGCTTGACACGAACAAACATCTTCGTGCCGTTAGGGCAGTCAGTCTGAACGAACCATGCATCAGGGTCAGTGAAGCGATGGTTGATGAACATACCGCCGGGGAAGAACCCAGACTTGAGGATATTCTTATCGTTCTTATTGGACACATTCTCAGTACCCGCCACATTTAGCATCGGTGTATTGCTGAGATCCGATTGAAGGATTCTCTTAGCAGTAAACTGAAGCTGCGGAGGTATGTGAAGAGAGCGAGCAGTGGTACCAATCAAGATACCACGGTCATTCTCTAGCAGAGAGATGTCAATAACTGCCGTTTCAAGGGCAGCCTCAGACATATCAGTTGCTACGTTGTTGTCCTGTGCCGCCCCGGAAAGTGAGGGGTGGGAGTCAGAGAACAGCGGTTGGCCGTCTCCACCCGGACGTGTCGTAGAGAAACCAAGGTTAAACACTTGAGCCGCTTTTACCTGCTTGGTGTTCGCCATAGCATGACCAAGGGCCTTGGCGCGAATCTTGGCGAAAGTATCGTAGAGATTGTCTTCTAGAGCTTCCTCCGTGATCGCAAAACCAAGAGCAATGGTTTCGTGCGTATAACGAGCCGTCCAAGCTTCTTGCATGTCATCAAACTCGACTGCAGCGCCTTCATGTTTAACCGGAGCCGTAGCCAGTCCAGTCATCAGAGTTTCCTCTTCAAACGAACGGTTAGACTTCTCGATTTCGAACAACGGTGTGTGTTCATTGTCTACTGAACTGTAGCTAGCACCCATGACCTTATTGAGGCCGGGGATGAGCTGTTTTGCAATATTACTGCGTGAAATAGCCATATCTTATGCCTCCTTAAAGCACACCAGTGCCAGAATTATCCGGATTTAGCATAACTTCGATAGCCGCTTCTTGGTTATCGGTGTTACCCGGAAATAGCACTTGTCCAATTACCTTCAGATGAGCAACGGTAGCAGACACGTTTGCAGACGTGAAAGCATGTCCCGTAGCTTGTCCATAGATGGTTTCACCGCCTCCAGTCGAAACATCAGCATAGTCCCCAGCCTGAAACGATGCATTACCGCCAGATGTGGCAATAAAGACCGTATAGGTTTGGTCGGGGTCATCTAACACTTTCGCAAGCGGTTGATTATAGCCATCAATAAGGCCGTCAGCGGCCCCCATCGATGTACCAGAAGGGAAGTAATTTGACTCACGGGTTCCAAGCGCCTGAGTAGCATATGTACAACCCAAGAACACACCAGTAGCCTTGCCGCCAATAGGGCAGACAGATACGGTGCCAGCAAGGACCCGTACTAGGTCCCCTTTGAAGATGTTCTCAGCTTGGCCATTGGTAATAGGATAGGTATTAAACCCACCAGAATTATAGCCACCGCCACGCTTCCTCAGAGGAGTCAAGCCGCCCTTAATGTAACGGGCAACAGAAACAGTCATGTTTTTTCCTCTCTTAAAGAATTAGCTTGGACCATCCAAGCTTTCTACTAATCGGATTCAGATGATCCGAATTTAGCGGGGGGTCGTCCGCGAGTCGTAGAGCTGTGGCTATTGTTAAAACCGGGCATCTTCTTGTTTCCTTGAAGTAGCTGGTCATTCACTGCCTGCTCTTGATTAACAGCTCTCTGTTCATAGAACTTTTTACGAGCTTCAAAATTTTGTAACGGGATCTTACATAGAATCGTATCGTGATTCATGATAAGTCCTTCGCTTTTTCCAGAAGTACCAATATCAAAAATTGCTTGGTATTCTGAGGGGAGTTCCTCGGGCTTAACCGGGACGTACCCTTCATTCTCCCTTTTGAGCCAGCTTTTGACATCGTCTTTTCCTTCGACTTGATGTCTAATCCATCTCAAACGGTATCCTTGACTTGTAAAGAACCCTTGCAGCTCAGAACCTAGTTTACGCTCCTCAGGGGGTCTATAAACTACTTCTTTTGTTTTTTTCGCTCTGGTATCAGAGGTTCTTGTCGTTGTACTAGTCATGTATTTCTCCTTTATTCTACTATTTTAAGGTCGTAGGCGCAACTTAGAGTTCCGTCCATCCGCCTTCGTTATACTTATCTACTTCTTTGGCGTACTCGTCGTAAGCAACACCAAGGGTATCTGCCATCTCTTTTTCATCAGCAGTAAGTCTTACTTTGCGTCTTGAGGGGCGTCTAGGTGCTTGTCTTCCTCTGCCTTGCAGAGAAGGTTGAGCACTGTGATCTTCTTGGGTTACTTCCTCTTCTTCATTGGACTCTTTGGCTTTCTGTTTCGCTTGTTCTTCAAGCCAGTTTTTTTCAATGACTTCCAAAGCCGTATCGAGTTCATCGTAGAATGCATCATCCTCAGGACTAAACCCACGCCGCATAAGCTCATCAGCAACACGTTCTGTCATTTGTCTCTTACCTGCAAAGGCTGGGTCATTCATCCAAGCATTATCCTCTAGCCAAGCTTGAGCAGCCTCTGGAATACCTTGTTGTTGCACAGGCGCTTCGTACTGTCTCTCAACAGGGACGTTATTTGCCTCGTAATCAAGAACGCGTAGTCTTAGATTTGTATCAGAGATTTCTCGTGTAATTGCTGCGTGGGCCTTCCAGTCAGACTCTTCGGCTGCTCTAAGAAGACTGTGCTCCAAGCCTTGAAGCCTTTTAGCCGTCATGTCTCTTTGGGACTTAGCTGAGGAGTTGCGAGATTTGTTGTACTTCTCTTCTAACTCAAAGTTCTTCTTTTCAGCTTCTTGAAGTTTCTCAGCTAGCTCGTTTTTTTGCTGGGCAAGTCTTGTGATTCTTTTTTGAGCCCGAGATTGCTTTTTAGCAACTTGCTCCGCTTCCTTTGGCTTTTCTTCTTTCGGGGCGGCCTCTTTACTGTCTTTTCCTTTAGCCGTCTCATCTACGATCTCAACTTCATAATCATCATCTGGTTCGTAGCTTTCTTGTCCGGACATAAGCATCCGGGGTTCATCCTTTACCTTTGGTTCCTTGATGTTATTCTCAGACATCTCTTCCTCAAGTTGAGAAAGGGCATCCGCATCGGCATCGTTCAAATCTATTTCTTCGTATTGTTTTCCCATGTTTAACTCCTATACTGTGCCGTACCCAATAGACCATCCATCGGGTTAATGTCGCTGGGGTCGTCAACCTTCATAAGCAGTTGATCGTCATTGAGCAAAACGTATGCGACTCCTTTGATCTTAATCTTTACTCCGGAGTGTTTTGCCCAGACTACATAGTCCCCTTCGTCAGCAAATTTGTACTTGAACTTACCATGAGGGTTGTCCCCCTTGGCAGCTGGGTCAATAAAAGCAGTTGGACCCATGCGTACTACTCTGCCTACATTTGTTAGGAATTGCACATCGTCTGTGAAAGAGTCTGGAAGTTGGATTGAACCAACCTTGCTCTCAACCTTGATTGGTCGGACAAGTACCATATACGATGCAAGTTCTGGAAGTTTTTGTGGATCAGGAACTTCATTTTCCGTCATCCATCCTTTGTTAGTGGGGTCAATTCTGCCCAACTCCATAGTTTTCTCCTTAGTTTCGCCCGAGGCCTATGAGCCTCTCGTTAATCAGTTTCGTCTTGAAACGTAGTTTGCATTACGCGATGTACCACTTGGATTGCTTCCGCTACTCCATGTGCATAACCAATTACTTGATTACGCTCGGCCTCAGAGGTGTCCCCTAACGCCAATGCCCTCATTCTAGCATCCCCAAGTATTTTCAGCAACTCCTCTGTAACTTCAGTATCGTATATGTAATAGAAGTCGCTTAGGATTGCGTCTTGGAATACCTTGTCTAATTGTTTCACAAATGTTTTCCTGTGGTATCACCAGTTAGGAAAGTAGCTATTGCCATGAACGTTATCATTCCAAGGCTCCAGCCAAGTACTAGTCCAAATAAAAACATTGTTTCTCCTTAAGATTTCTTAGGTTTATTTTGGTCCTGCTTGGCTTTGAAGGCTTCTCGCATCGCTTGTCGATTCTCACGTTGGTCTTCTTTCTTGTCACGCCTAGCTTCTCTCTTGTCGTTGAAGTGCTCTTGCCTAAACATGTTCGTTTCACCAGAGGCAAGCTTTGCTCGCTCGGCTGCATCCTTGATCTCCAACTCAGTGAAGTCAATCATAAGGTCATTCTGTAGCTTCTTTTCATCCAAGCTGTACTTGCGATTCGTCTCAGCAGCTCTAGTCTTCTCACGCTCATTAGAAACAAGGGCTTCGTAGAGCTTGATACCAAGTTCCATCTTGCCTTCTTCGGTTTCTCTCGTCTCCTTCATCATATCAGCTTGAGCTTTAATCATCTCAGCCTTGGCGAGGATACCTGCGGGACCACCCTCAGCTTGCTCTTCGGACAGCATGCGGTTAGCATCGGCAACCTTTGCAGCGGTCTCAGCCATGACTTGGGCCAGCGTTTGAGGATCAGTGGCAGCACCAGTGGGCTGTACACCTTCTTGTCCCGGTTGTCCCGGAGCACCTTGTTGTTGTCCCGGAGCACCTTGTTGGCCTAACTGTTGCTGTGTAGCAGCTTGGACCTTCTCTTGGAAGCCCATGAGCTGGTGTTCTCTGACATTAGCTGCAACGACTGGCAGAATGTTTTGGAATAGACCAGAACCACCTTGGGTAGGATCTTGCATCCAAGACATCTTGAATTGTGCGTGTGCATCATGATTCTGTCCCGGAAAGGCTTTAATAGGCTTGCCTTGGTTCGCGGCCATGATATCTGACATGGGATCCAAGGGTTGTGCCGTAGGCGGTGGGGGCAAGAAGCTGTCGATGTCATCTACGCCAAGGGCCATATAGAAGTCTTTGTAGACCTCTCTAAGATTGTGCATACCCTTTGTGTCCTGTAGCGCAGCTTGAAGTTTGCTTTGAGCAAGAGAGATTCTGTGCGCTTGTGAGGTAATATTAGGATCTGATGCAGGAATAACATCAACAATTTTAGGATCAAAGTCTGCCTTGAGGACTTCTCTTTGCCCACCTATGACATCGTATGGATACGCCCCATCGAGGAAGTGGTAATTGAGACGGGCTAGGATCTTGAGTTCTTTGCCTTGTGATCTATGACATCTCTTATGAATAGCTGAGAAGAATTTAACCGAAGCTTCCAGAAGAGCCATCGTGGTGCCCACCGGGCCATAGTTGGAGCTGTCTGAAATAACCTGTTCTGTGCTATCTGCGAACTTCTGCGAAGCACCTGTAAGGTACTCCAAGAGCTGATACAAGGTAGCTGAAGGTTCTTTGAAAGGTAGGGCATACAATGATTTACTAATATCTTGCAGAGTGCTATCTACATCTCTCCACTCACCCATAGCAAAGGGCTCGGATTCTCTGGACAGTCTAGTGCCTCTAAGCTTGAAACCGCCTTGGAGGTTAGCAAGTTGGCCTGAGTCAACAAGAGAACGAAGGGTCGTAGTAAGTGTCTTCTGAATATCACCAAGCAAATGGAAGAGGCCTAAGCCATGGAAGCCAAAGCCGGGGACATACTTGTAGTGAGTGAACGAAGGAAGCATTTGACGCAGAGGGTCCTCGGGGTCCCAGTTGCGTTGAATGCGAAGAACCTTGCTTGTGTCCACATCAATAGTCAGGACATACGGGAGAATCTCACCATTGTCAATTTCCTCAGGAAGTGATACGTAAACATGTTGCTCGTAGAGTGTATGCACTTGGTTAACATCACCACCATAGACAGGTTGTTCACCAGTGGCTTGTTCCTCAGCTGTGCGTACTTCATCGTGGTCACTGCCTGTAGCACCCATAAAGGTAATCTCAGGGTACTCCTTGAACACCCCGTATTCAATATCTTGTTCAACAGCAAACTGGGATCTTTCGATAATGTGCGTGTAACGCTCAGCTGTCTCAAGGTTCTTGGCTGTCTCAGCGACAATGAAGTTATCAATGCCAAGGTATTCCGAGACAGGTCTTTGTAGGACTTGGTCCCAATAGACCTTTTTGAAAGCAGACCCTTTAAGTGCCAAGTTGAAAGCCATGCGTTCTGTTTCGTCCGCATACTCCGTCATGACATTGTTAATCTGGTAATTCAGGAACTCTTGAACTCTAAGGGCTTGTTGCTCTTTAACCTTCTCAGGGTCTGCACCGAGTACTTGGACTCTTGCAGGTCCCTTGGCAGGGAGCAACTCAGCGGTAAGCTTGCTTTGGAATTTAACGGCAGATTCTAGGATAATCGGGTGAGTAGCTGTACAACCACCTTCAATGGGACTCATGGCGGCACCGGGATCATCCGGGTTCAAGCCAAGAGAACGTATGCCATCTGAGAGGATACTTTCCCATTCTTCGCGGGATTCCATATCTGCTGCACATGCATCAATGACATCCTCGGCAATAGCTGCTAGAGTCCTGTCATCCATGTGCTCCGCGATATTCTCATAGTGTCCCCCGGCTCTGAAGACACTGTCCTCAAAGACATCTCCTTCTTCCGGAAGGTCAAACTCAACACCACCGTCTTCTGTCTCTGTGAAGTCAGGTTGTTTATCTTTGCTTTTTCCCATTCCAGAAAAAATATCAGTGACTGCCATAAGTGTTCCCTAACTAAGTCCTATCTTGGATCAACCAAGTTCCAATAAGAAAGCCTAGGTTGGTAGGCCCCCGCATCTTCATCTTGGTAATCATCGTAACCTTCGTGTGTTACATTAAAAGAATCTCTCATCCAAAGTATAGCCTGTGTGAAGGTATCCGTCAAGTCATCATGGATATCGAAGGGAAACTGGGTAACCTCAGAAATTAGTTCTCTTGCAAAGCTTTTCGGTCTAATCGTATCATCATCAAGTCTATCTGCTGGTACCCATACTCTCCCAGATTTAAGGAAAGGGGTGCAGGCATGTGCTCTAGAGACTTTGTCCTTATCCGGGATATACTCGGTTACCGGAAGATTCCTACGTCTAAGTTCTTGGATTAGGGATTGCCCAGAGGCTTTCTTTTCAATCAGGAAGGCGTCAGGGTTACTATAGGCCTTGTTGATCTCCATAACCTTCTCACAGAGTACTGGGAACTCCCAGCGACCTCTGCCACACTCTAGGAGAATCATATTGTTGACAATAACCTCTTTACCTAGGAGATCCTCTAGGCCTGTCTTGAAAACGCCCCAGACAGAAAAGGCAGAGAAGTCTGCTGTCTCCCTAGTGCTAAAGGCAGTATCCAAGGATACCAAGAGATACTCAAGGGCAGGGGGTTCTGCATCTGTCCAATACTTGAACTCGGCTTCCTTGAAGATGTTACCTTCTTCGGGTACAGGGTTCTGCATGTACAGAGCATTCCACTTGGCCTCAGACATCCCCTTGTCCCCCTTCTTGTCTAGGAGAAGTTCTGTGGGCCAGAGTTCCGGCCAGAAGCTTTCTCCTTCGGGTAATCCAAGGAGATCAGAGGATTCTTTGTTAAGGAAGGCAGGGATACTGATTACCTTCCAAGGTACCTTCGATTCCTCATCGGCCCTCATTATGAAACCGGAGAGATCATCAATGTGCCAGCGGGTGTTCACGATAATCTCGGAAGCACCGGGGAGTAGCCTAGTTCTTAAGCCGGGAACATACCAAGTATTAATCTTTGCCCTGTCCGTGTCACTGTAGGCTGTTTGTTCAGAGATGACATCGTCACAGATACTGATATGCGCCCTACGTCCAGCAATAGGCACCCCGGCACCAGCTGCATAGTAGGTACCACCCTCGGTAGTATCCCAGCGACCAGCAGCTTTAACATCCTTGCGAATCAAAGTATTGGGGAAAATGGTGTTATATTCAGGACTTTGCATCAAATCTCTGATTTGGCGCCCCATGTTGTCTTCTGCGAACTGTTTAGTGTGTCCAACGTGCAAGATACGCCACTTTGGATGCCTTCCGAAGACCCAAGTTACGAATAAGTTGAGAATTTTGGACTTCATGGAGCCCGGAGGCAAGAAAATCTGCAAGCGTTTACCAAAGATAACCTCAGTACCGCCTAAAAGGGTACTTTTTACCGTCCTACGCTCAATTCTTTGCAATTCCGTGGCCATTACCTCGATATGAGAGCCATTGATGAACCCCTCCGGCAGGGTTTCGGGGGCCATAAGCTTCACATAGGTGTAAAAGTGCTCCCTAGCCTTAGAAATGAGGACAGAATGGATATATTCTTGGGCTTGAGACTTCTCCTTGGGTGTTAAGAGATGCCAATTGTCTTGGATTTCTTCTATAAGTTCGTCGCTTTGGGACATTAGTTACCTATCTTAGTTATATCTTAGTATCTTAAGGTAAAGTAAAGATATACCTAGGATACCTAGGTACATCTTAGATTAACTAGTCTAACTAGGGGATCTAAGAGTATCTAAGAGTATCTAAGATACCCTAGGGACCCATCCCTAGTATACAAGTGATTCTAGGGTTTGTCAAGTCCGAAGGGAATTGGGTCATCTGGATCATCTAGATCTTCTATGACCTCTAAAGTAGGATCTTCAGAAGTACCCACTCGTACTCTAGCCTTATCCAGAATACTTAGCATACTCTTTGTATCATTATCTACCTCTTCTCCTTCTCGTAACTCCTTAGCCTTTTCTTCGATCTTGGCTTTGGACCTATTGGTATCTTGGAATAACCCTAAGATACGCCCTAGGTGTTCAGAGGCCTTGTTAGCCTCGGCATACTTGCCTTCCTCCATGGCCTTCATAAACACATTCCTAAAATTATTAACAATCTCGGTAGAGTTCAAAGCTGCAGCTTGAATCATGGTATTAAGACCCAAGGCTATAGTCATCTGAACATTCTCGTTATTCAAAGTATTCCAACCTACCTGATTGGTATTCTTTGCTTTAGACCCAGCAATTCTAGCTGCTTCAGAAGCACAACCAGTCTCTAGGTACCCTTCCACAAATCTTCGTTGAAACTCAGTTAGCTTGAAGAGTGCCTTTCGGTACGCCTCAGGCTTCTCTTCTCGCCAGTTACCATAGTGTCTAGTTGTCTTGTCGTCTTCCGACATCTCTTTTCCTTTCTAAGATTTATCCTAGGCGCTTCTCAGGAGCTTCCTAAGGTGCCTAGGCGATTTCCAGTACCCCACCACCTGAGTAGGTGCAGAGGGCTCTCAGGAGGCTTCCTAGAGCCTCCTAGGATGTATCTACGATACCCCTGTACCCCTATGTACTTCTAGGGATACAAAAATAAAAAATATAGGGGACTTACAAAGTACATCAACACATCATAACACCGGGGGTACCCCCTTAGATACCCTATGTACACCAAGGTACCTAGGGCTATGTACACAAAGGTACTGGGGGGTGTATGGTACCTACGGTACAGCTTCACTGTTATTTTTCCACCCCCCGGTCCCCAAAGCCGCAGCAGAGGTCGCCTCCCCTAGCAGATCGATCACGTTATTGTGATGAGATAACCATTGACATATATGGTGGGAGTGCCTATGTTCATAGGGTCAACACAACACAGGGAGATTGACATGAGTAAGGCTTATCACAAGGGTTATGCCCGGCAGTCTTGGTATGACCAGAGCGGGAAAGCTAAGGGTCAACACTATGTTCATCCTTTCTTTCAAAACAATGCAGTACCAGTGACAAGCGGTGCGGTGCCAGTGCGACCCACTAGGTCTGCATCATCGGGCAAGCCTCGCACCATCTATGCGGCAGAGCGTCAGCCTGTGCCCGGTGGACGTACTAGGGTTATCCCTATGATTATGCAATGCCCAATGACATTCATTGAGGCTTTGACGTTCTGGGCAAACAACGGCTTCAACAAAGAGGACTTCCCGTCCACCTTCACGTCCTACTCAGTGAAGTAACTCAGTTAGCCTAGGGGACTTCGGTTCCCTAGGCTTTTTCTTTGTCCAAAGGATCACTATCACGGATAACCCGGTGAGTCCCCCAGATAAGCCACCCTTCAATGATGCACCTTAGAAGCCCCAGTGAATATGCAGGGATGCGCATATAAAGATATCTGCATATGTGGATACGGTGATAGTCCGATGGTATGCCTTGGGAG